CCGTGAACTACCAAAAGAAATTGTACGGCGAAGAACCATCGTGGGATCAATTTGAGGGAAGCGATGAGGAACTCCAGTCGAAGATTATTCGTGCGGTAAACTGGTATCGAAACACAGGTTCGTCCAAGAGTTACAAGAAGTGGACTCTGGAATGGATGAAATCCTCTGATAGTCATTGGTCGAAAGATCAAGTGGATTTGGCTAGATCAGCAGACAAGAAGGGGTTTCATCGTATTGGACATTACTGCCGACTTTTGACTAGAGGTTGTCCGCCTGATGTCAGTGTTCTAAAGACCATCAACCTTGAGATTGAACAGATCCTAGAAAAAACCAAGCGAAGAAAAGAGAGTTCGACAGCAGTCGTTCGTACCTCTCCTGCGGTGCGTTTACAGGAGTCTGTCAATAGACTCAGTTGTGATGTAAATGTCATTATTGATTCTCTTCATTACTCTGTTATGAATGGTGAAAAGTCGTTTGATGCAAAACTCCCTGCATGGCTATACGAACACAAGGTCTCTGCAAAGCAAGCAGAACTTTTGTATGAGATGTATACTCCCGTGTTCGATGAGGTAACTACAGCACTCAGTGGCGAGGATGAGCAACTAAACGAGGCATATGAGTATCTCGGTAAGCGGCAACTACGCAGACTCCAGAAGGGACTTGATACCATCCTTGGAACTTTCAAGGATCACTATCTCAAGAATCAAAAGCCTAGAAAGAAGAGAACTGTCAAGTTTGATCCATCTAAGGCTGTGAAGAAAATAAATTACATGAAGTCATCTGATGAACTTGGTATCAAAAGCATTGATCCAAAGAAAATCATTGGTGCGAAAAAACTGGTGGTGTTCAACACCAAGTATCGTTACTTGCAGGTGTTTGAATCAACCAGTCATGATGGTTTGATGGTAAAGGGAACTACGATTCATAACTTTGATCGAGATCTCTCGCTTATGAAAACCATCAGACACCCCAAGACCGTTCTGCCAAAGATCAAGGGCATTCGTTCTTTCAATAACACTTGGTCATCAATCAAAACAAAGGAACGCAAGGTATCCAGCGGCCGTATCGGTCAACACACTATCCTTGTTCAAGCATATCATGATTCTAATTGATTTTAGTCAGGTGATTCTTTCCAGTCTCTTTTCCCAAATATCAAAGGGCAACGAGATCAACGAGGATCTCGTAAGACACATTTTTCTCAACTCAATCCGAAACTATCGCAATCAATTCAAGTCGAAGTATGGTGAGATTTGTTTGTGCTATGACGGCGGAAACTACTGGAGAAGAGATGTATTCGAAAACTATAAGATGAACCGCAAGAAGTTGCGGGAACGTACTGATAAGTACGACTTTGATTGGGATGAAGTCTTTCAAGTCATGGGAGACATTCGAGATGAAATCAGATCTGTCCTCCCGTATAAGCATGTTTGTATTCGTGGTGTAGAGGCGGATGATGTGATCGCTCGATTGTGTCACCGATTTCACGACCAAGAGAATATTGTAATTGTCTCCTCGGATAAAGACTTTCAGCAGTTGCAAAAGTATGAGTCTGTCGAACAATTCAGCCCGATGACAAAATCGTTTATTGTATGTGAGGATCCAGATCAGTTCTTACTTGAGCATGTGATCCGTGGAGACTCTGGTGATGGGGTTCCAAACTGTATGTCTGATGATGATTGTCTAATCAATCCAGACAAGAGGCAAAAGCCAATTACCAAGAAAAGGCTTGCACAACTCATCGAAAGTGGTGAGTATCTCAAGCAACCTTTTTACGAAAGAAACAAGTCAATGATTGACTTGAGTCAGATTCCTAGTATAATCAATGAGCGTATTGATACGGAATACGATAAACCCATCGAACGTGAGATGGGAGTGATGGACTACTTTGTTTCTAAAAGACTCGATAACTTGCTAGAGAACATTCAGGAATTCGTATGAAGAAAAAGGGCAAAAAGAGCGTTGGTAAGTCTGAGGAATTTGACATGTATCAGGTTTACAAGAACGAACAAAGTGAACGTCGCCGTCGTGCCAGACACGACAAGAAAAGACAAGTTGACGAACTAAAACGTGATCCCGAAGAGTTCTTCGATGAAGACTGGGACAACTTCGAAAAGTTCAGGAGATGATGATGACCGCTACTACTACAACCCTATCCAAAAGCACACTAGATCTATTGAAGAATTTTGCTTCTATCAATCCTAGTGTCCATGTGATTCCGAACACACCGATGGTGACTGTTTCGCCCATGAAGAACATCATGGTTCAGGCGAATATCTCCGAGACGTTCGATACTGAGTTTGCAATCTGGGACTTGACCAAGTTCCTTGGTATTGTGTCTTGTATCGAGAATCCGTCGTTCGACTTCGAAGAAAAGTCCGTTACGATCAGTGGTTCTCGCGGACAAACCGTGAAGTATCATTATGCTGACACTAAGTTGGTCAAGGATTGCCGACCGACGAGGGAGTTCAACATGCCTGATGTGAAGGTAAACTTCACTCTCCTACAGGATGCATTGACTGAAGTTCTTCGTGCATCTAGTGTTCTTGGTCTTGCGGATCTTTGTATTCAACCGAACGGTGATAAGATTCAACTCACGGCACTGAGCAAAGAAGATCCAACCAGCAACACATACTCTGTTGATCTGGAGTGTCCTGCCTATGATGGGCCTGATTTCAGGTTCTATCTCAAGTCGGAGAATTTGAAGTTGCTTCCGGGTGATTACAATGTTGGTGTCGCTGCCGGTGTCGTTGCTGAATTTAGCCACGATACTCGCGATCTGACTTACTACATCGCTTTGGATTCGGACTCATCATATGACGGTTGAAACAGACAAGCAATACTTGTGGGTTGAGAAGTATCGACCCAAGACAATCGAAGAGTGCATTCTTCCCGATTCGATCAAGCAGTCGTTTCGGGATATGCTCTCTCATGAAGAGTCACAAAACCTACTGCTTTCCGGTGGTGCTGGAGTTGGTAAGACAACTATCGCCCGGGCATTGTGTTCTGAACTGAATGCGGATTATCTACTGCTCAACTGTTCCGAGGAGGGTGGCATTGACACGCTTCGTGTGAAGATTCGCAACTTTGCAAGCACTGTGTCTCTATCTGGAGGTAAGAAAATTGTCATCCTTGATGAGTTTGATTATGCAAACGCTAACTCAATGCAACCTGCTCTTCGTGGGTTCATCGAGGAGTTTTCTGATAATTGTCGCTTTATACTGACATGCAACTTCAAGAATCGAATCATCGAGCCGATTCACTCGCGATGTACTTGTATCGACTTCCGCTTCAATGAGACAGACAAGAGAAAGATGTGTGTTGCGTTCATGGATCGTGCAAAGCACATTCTTGAAGCAGAGGGAGTCTCATATGATGAGCGTGTTCTCGCGAAGTTGATTCTCAAGCATTCGCCTGATTGGAGACGAACCCTAAACGAATTGCAGAGATACTCTGTCGGTGGTGAGATTGATATTGGAATTTTGAATGAGATTGGTGATCTCAAGATCAGTGATCTAGTCAATCATCTCAAGACAAAGGAATACAACAAGGTTCGCGAGTGGGTCGTAAACAATCTGAGCAACGATACTGCCCAGATTCTACGCAAGATCTATGACTCTCTTTATGAGAGGATGCAACCACAGTCTATTCCTGCCGCTGTTTTGATTATCGCTGAGTATCAGTATAAGTCTGCTTTCGTTGCAGATCAAGAGATCAATCTTCTCGCGTGTCTTACTGAGATCATGATGGAGTGTCAGTTCAAGTGAAACTAGGTGACATTCTAAATGCTGCTAACTACTCCAAGCAAGGGATCTTTGATGATGATCCTTGGTTGGAGAAAAAGTATCCCGGCTACATTGTCAACAAGTCGATGTCGCAACACTTGGATACTTTGATGCAGGCAAACCACATGAATCGATATTGGGATTTGCCCAACAAGATGCAGTTTGATTATTATCGGTTTGCAACTCGCAAGAGAAAGCGTTTTGGAAAGTGGATGAAGGCAAGCAAGATCAAAGACATTGATCTAGTCAAGTCGTACTTCGGTTATTCCAACGAAAAGGCGAAGGACGCACTCAAGATTTTGTCCAAAGAGCAGTTGGAGGAGATACGGGATATCATGCAAGGCATAGAGAATCCTACATAATATTGACTCAACGTCTGAGTCTATAAGGATTTTGTTATGCCAATAGAAAGTAAGATCTCTGTTGATGATCTAGTGGAAGTGAAACTGGCACAACCCGATGATTTCTTGAAGGTGAAAGAAACACTCACCCGAATCGGGATCTCATCGAGGAGAGAAAATAAACTCTATCAGTCGTGTCATATCCTTCACAAACGAGGCAAGTACTACATCGTACACTTCAAGGAACTGTTTTCTCTTGATGGATTGCCAACCGACATCGACGAAAAAGATATCGCAAGAAGAAACACGATCACTTCTCTCCTAGAGGAGTGGGGACTCGTTGAGGTAGTTGACATGAATAAAATTGAAGTTCTAAAACTACCACTAAACCAACTCAAGATTTTGTCATTCCGTGAAAAGCCTGATTGGGAACTTTGTCCCAAGTACCACATCGGGAAAAAGTAAAAGAGGATTTGTTATGAAAATTGACCTTCGTGAAATTCCGGTAATGTGGATCAGTCTAGATTCCGCAACCGAAAACCATAAGGCGATGGAGGAGATGTTCAAGGAACATGGTTTCAAGAACACTACTCGCTTCTCTGCCTTGAAGATCCCACCACACAAAGAAGCAGATCCTACGATTAGACATTATCGTGGTTGTGCTGAGTCACACATTCATTGCATGAGAAGACTCAGGAAGCAAGGTGTTCCATTCTTGATCCTCGAAGATGACGCAAAGATTACTGAAGACTTTGTGCCAGAAATTGAAGTGGAACCCGGAGTAGATGCGGTTTACCTAGGCATCTCACACGGCAACCAAAACTACGAGGCAAGATATCTGAACAACGGCTTCTCGAAGATTGAGGGTGTCTTTGCAACTCACGCTATTCTTTGGACTAGTAAGGGTGCTGTTGAGTTCTGTGAAAAAGTCGCAAGACACTTCATCTGGAATCTCAACACTCCTTTCGATATCGCTTGTGCGAATGAGTTGCAGAAAAAGTATAACGTCATCACCCCACTCAAGCCTTTCTTTTATCAAGCAGATGAAAGAGACAGCAGCAACAAGTGGGAGAACTTGACTAAGGAACCCCTAAATACAAAGAAGAAGTCAGTCATCCATACAATCGGATATTGATAAAGGAGTTTTTGTTATGTGGCTAACTGGTGATGAGTTACTCCTCAACACTCGATTTGATATTCCAGCGAAGCATTTGTACGCGAGATACAGAGCATCCAAGTACGACACCTTTTATGGTCATTGGATTTACTCGCAACACCTAGCACATTGGAATGGTTTCAAAGAGTACGATGATCCAACCAAAAGTTCAGAGGCGGCGTTCATTGAGAGGTATGATGAACTTCTTGATGATGTTCGCGACAATGGGTTTGATAAGGAAAGATCTTCGGTTCCTGTTACTGAATACAGACAACCTCTAAACGGTTCACATAGAATCGCCGCTTGTCTTTTCCACAACAAACCAATCTGGTCTTCAATCGAAGAGGACTCCGCAGGGCAAAGAGATTGTAGTAGTTACTTCTTTCGGCGACAAGGCATGCCTGAAGAGGTTCTTGATGCGATGGCACTAGAGTACTGTCGTCTAAGAAACAAGACTCGAATTGTTACTCTGTTCCCCACCGCAACCACAAACGCCGAAACGGCGATGGAAGTGCGAGACATCCTATCAAAGCATGGTATGTTGATTCACGAAAAAGGAATCGGTGGTCATCTTGGAACAAACTTCGCACACAACCTCATGATTCAAACCTACGATGGTGAGGATTGGATTGGTGATCCATCAAACTCATACGCGGGTGCGATGCAAAAGGCACAATTGTGCTTCCGTGATATCGATGCACCTACTGTTGCATTCATGGTTGAGTTTGATGATGATGAATCATCCCGAAAGGCGAAAGAAGAGATTCGTGAGTTGTTCGGTGTTGGGAATCACTCCGTTCATATCAATGACACGTTTGAGGAGACCATGAAACTTGCTAGGTTGTTCTTCAACAAGAACAGCCTTATCTTCTGCTTCTATGGTAAGGTCGAGAACTTTGAAAACTTCCGTGGGATGCTTGACGAATATCACTCGGGCATTGGAGACGGTAATGAAGATT